CGGGTCTCGCACTACCTAGCGCCCCGACGGCGCCGACGCAACCGATGGGCTACGGCTCCATCGGCGGGACCATGACCGTGCAGTCGGTCTCTAGCATGCAGATGCAAGCCAAGCGGGACTCTGAGGCAAACTTCGAGGCCCAGCAGGCGCAGCCGGTCATTACCGGCCTAGCAGGCCATATCAAGGGGTTCTTCACACTGGCGAACACCGCTAAGCTCGAAGTGCAGAATCGGATGCTCGAAGCACTGTACGCACGCCGCGGCGAGTACACGGTCGAGAAGCTCCAGCAAATTCAGGAGTCGGGCCAGCCTGCCATCTACATGATGCTGGCCAGCGTCAAGATGCGCCAGGCTGAGTCACTGCTGCGCGATGTGCTCATCGGCGCAGGCACCGAGAAGCCGTGGACGCTCGAAGCGACCCCAGTCCCTGAGTTGCCGCCGTTCGAGGTCAACCAGATTCGTCAGGCCGTCACTACTGAGGTGCAGCAGGCCATCCAGGCGGGCTTTGAGCCCACCATCTCCGACATCCGCGACCGACTCAATGCTGCCAAGCAGGAGCTGACCGAGAAGGTCCGCGAGGAAGCTCGGGCACGTTGCGGGCGCATGGAAGACAAGATGGAGGACCAGCTTATCGAAGGCGGGTTCAACGACGCGCTGGACCAGTTCATTACCGACATGACGACGTTCAAGACGGCGTTCATTGCGGGTCCGATCATCCGCAACAAACCCAAACTGACCTGGGGGCCAAACGGCCAGCCGGTGGTCACACAAGCGCTGCAACTGGAATGGGAGCGGGTTGACCCGTTCGATATGTACCCGGCACCTTGGGCGAAGTCGCTCAAGGACAACACGCCGATGATCCGCAAGCACAAGCTCAGCCGGGAGAATCTTACCGAGATGATCGGGGTGGAGGGCTACTCCGAGGACAGCATTCGCAAGGTACTCGACCTGTATGGTATTGGCGGGCTCAACGAGTGGCTCACCATCGACAGCCAGCGAGCGCGGGCCGAGGGCAAGCTGACGATTTCGGCCACGGTGCATACCGGGCTGATCGACGCGCTGCAATACTGGGGTTCAGTCTCCGGGCAGATGCTGCGCAACTGGGGCATGACGGAGATCGAGGTTCCCGACGTGGCCAAGGAGTATCAGGTCGAGGCGTGGCTCATCGGGCCGTACGTCATCAAGGCCGTGCTTAACTCTGACCCCCTGGGGCGCAGGCCCATCTACGGCGACTCCTACGAGCGCATCCCCGGCTCGGTGTGGGGCCACTGCGTCTATGACCTGATGCGCGACTGCCAGGACATGTGCAACGCGGCGGCGCGGTCGCTCGCGGCCAATCTAGGCATCAGTTCCGGGCCGCAGGTCGTGGTCAACGTGTCGCGCCTCCCCGCGGGCGAGGCAGTATCGCAGATGTTCCCCTGGAAAATCTGGCAGGTCGAAGCCGACCCGATGAACAGCACCCAGGCGCCGATTTCGTTCTTCCAGCCATCGAGCAACGCGGCTGAGCTGATGGGCGTGTACGAGAAGTTCTCGACGCTGGCCGACGAGTACACAGGGATACCGAAATACATGACGGGGTCCGAGGGGACACCGGGGGCAGGGCGCACCGCGTCGGGCCTGTCCATGATGATCGGCAATGCGTCCAAGATCATCAAGCAGGTAGTGGGGTCTGTGGACCTACATGTCCTGACTCCCCTGCTGGAGCGGCTGTACTACTACAATATGCGCTTCGGTACTGACCCGGACCTCAAGGGGGACGTGACCGTCATCGCCCGCGGCGCCATGTCGCTGACCACCAAAGAGTCCGCGCAGGTTCGTCGAAATGAGTTCCTGCAAGCCACGAACAACCCGACCGACATGCAAATCATCGGGCTCGAAGGCCGAGCGGAAGTGCTGCGCATGTCGGCCTCGACGCTCGACATGAACCCCGACCGCATTGTGCCGCCTATAGCCGTGCTCAAGGACCGCCAGAAGCAGACGCAGACGGCGCAGGCCGCTGCCGCCGCGGAAGCCCAGCAGGTTCCCGGGTCCGGGGCTCCAGGCGTACCGCAACCGGGCGCACAGCCCGGCCCAACCCCGGGGGGCCAACAACTGATGAATGGCGCTCCGGCCACCGACCACTTCCAACCCGCTCAAGGAGCATGAGATGACCACCGTAGCCAACCAACCCGTCGGCCCTGACAGCGTCAGCGGTTCCGTCGCCCCCGGCAAGAAGTCGCGCGTCGGCGACTGCGCCTGCTTTATGACCCAACCAGCATCGTCTGACCTCCTGCTCGCAGGAGGTGTCTATGCTGGTACCCTCGGCGGTGCAAATGGCGCGGGTCACGGGCTGCCGTCCGCGTCGGCGCCGCCACTGACAAAGATCGAAGCCAAGCACCAAGGAGTCTGAAATGGCCACCAAACCCAATCCGTTCGCCAAGTTCGAGAAGTCCGGCAAGGATAAAGACACCAAGGCCGTGACCAAGAAGTTCGGCAAGGAGGGCTCCAAGAAAGAGGAGTCTTTCGACAAGAAGCAGATGAAACCGGGCAAGAAGTGCTAAACTAACACTAACATGTTAGTGTAGTACCATGACCCAAGTCATCCACAAAGACCCCGCCGAGACCATCCGAGTCCCGTACGACTTCTCGGCGCTCTTTGCAGCGGCTGGGAACACGTACGCTACGTTCTCGACGACCGTGGATGTGGGGCTATCTGCCTATGACGCCGCTCGGTACGACGACGTGGTCACTCTGACCCTTGGCGGCGGCACCGACGGGGTTCAGTACGCGGCGACGGTGAACGCCGCGACCGACGCGGGCACGCTTTCGATCACCAAGTTGATTCTGGCGCAGAACCCTATCAGCATTATTGGCGTGCTCAGCGTGTACGCCGACGCATACGCCGACGCATACGCCTAGAGGTACCCCACCATGACGATCACGAACCGAGTCGGCCTAAGCCGGAACTTGACTGCCGCCGAAGTCGACGCCAACTTTTCGACCCTTGTCGCAGCCGATGCGACTAAGCAGGCCACGCTTATTAGCGGGACGAACCTCAAAACGATCAACGGAACCTCGATGCTGGGTTCCGGCGACCTGGTAATCTCGGGCGGTAGCGGCGCTTCTCGGGTGTTCCGGGGGGCAGTGGCCAACCAAGCAGCCATGCTCGCACTGAGCAGTGCAGCCGTAGGCGACTGGTGCACGCGCACCGACCTGTACGGGCAGGTGTTTGAGCTGACTACCACAGGTTTTGCGACGCTGGGCAACTGGACTTCTATGCCTGCCCCCACCCCGGGCCTGGTGGTCTATCAGGACGTAACCGCCAGTCGGTCTTTGGCTTCTACCGACATCGGCAAGGTGCTGCGCAACACGGGCGCCACCAACTATGTCATCACGGTGCCCACGGGCTTCACCGCAGGTCAGGTGTTTGCCACCTACCGCACTAGCTCAGGCACGCTCACGCTCACGGGCTCAGGCGTGACGGTCAACGACGTGTCCGGGCTTGTGTCCGCGCAGGCTGCTAACTCGTCCCCGGTCGCTTGGCAGTTCGATTCCGCAACTGTCCTGAACGCCTTTTAAGGTTTACTGAATGGCCTACTCTTATATCGGGGGCGCCTCGGATGGCGGCTATTCTTCTACCCTAGTCAGCTCGTACCCACTGGCGGTAACGCTGACTGTTGGGGAGTACGTTGTTGTATGTTTCAGCTGCGAATTGAACCCGGGTACGCTGACACTCGACGACAACCTGGGCAACACATACACGGCTGTCGGCACGCTCGATACGTCAGCGAGTTTCGGCTGCCAGGTGTTCGTCTGTCAAGCAGTGACCACGGGCGGGTCAGCCACGATCACTGCGCACATGACGACCGCAGTCAGGTATTCAATTCTCAGCGCGGACAGGTACACCGGCCTGACAGGGGTACCACAGTCGGCTATCGTCTACCAAACTGCGGCTACCTCCACAGACGGTGCGGCTTCTCCGCTCATCACCCCGTCGGCGCAGCCCGCCATGTTGTTCGGTATCGCTTTCGACGGATATAACCGATCCTATCTCGCTGGCACAGGGTTCACCCTTCGCCAGGCTATCAGCGCGTCATATAGCCTGCGGACAGAGGACAGGAGGCTGACTGCTACGACAGCAGTGACAGCGACATTCACCAGCGCAACTGCTAACAATGTAAAAGTAGAAGGTCTGGTCATCCAGGAATCGAGCGTCGTGCCGAAGCCTGGGGGTTGGAAGCGGCTGTTCGGTCTGATGGGTGGTTTGGCAGGGCTCCAGGCCCCCGTCGTCGTGAGCGCACCTACTATCTCAGGCTCGCCGACTGTCGGGTTTGCGGTTATATTCACCGCAGGGATCATGCGGGGTAACCCCACGCCTGGGCGCAGTAGCTACCAGCATAAGGTCAACGGCGCCAACGTAGGCACGGTCGACACTCCGTACACCCCGGTTGCGGGTGACGTTGGGGGTACGCTCACCATCGTTGAAACCTGGATCAATTCGCAAGGGCAAACGACCAACACCAGCTCAGGGGTGACGGTCGCTGCCGCCGCGGGCGGTACCTGGGCGGCGCAAGACACGGCGTTCGCCACCTTTACAGGCGGGTACACAGTGGACGGGACAGGGGTACCCGTGTTTGCCTCCGCAGATCGACCTGGCGGCGCAAACATCTCCTCTGCTAAGTATGTTTACTGCGACCCGGTGAACGGAAGCGATGCCTATGATGGCACGGCAGGCCAGCGGGTCGGCACTACCTCCGTCGGCCCAAAACAGACTGTCAACGCGGCGTGGGCGCTACTTACGAACGGAGCGGGTGACTGGCTCATGCTGGCCAACACCGCGTCCTACCGCGACGGGTTCAGTTCGGTTGGTAACCGCAGCGGCCTGAGCGCGGCGCACCCGACAGTGGTGACCACGTACACCCCCGCAACATGGGCAACCCATGTCGGCGACCGCACTGGGATTATCACCCTTGGGTGGGACGGGACCATCGGGCCGAGCAGCGAGCTGCTCGACAGCGCTATCGGGTTGAGTCGCAACGTGTTGATGGAGAACATTTACTTCAACAACTACGGCAACTACCGCACCGACACCTTTGCCGGGTACAACTCCTACGGCACTGGCATGCTGACGCCGAACGACGGGCTGGACCGAAACTTCCTGTTCTACAACTGTCGTTGGCGTGGTTGCTCGATGGCGTTGCAGGCGGATTACCAGAACAACATCACGGCGTTCTTCCAAGGCACGTTCACGAATGGCAGCACGAACATCAGCTCGGGTACGACGGTCACATCGGTGTCCGGGGGATCGTACTCGGCGCCACGCGTTGGGCAGGTGTGCAACGGCGAGGGGCCGAGCAACGGCTTCGGCGCTAACAATATCATCACGGCGCTGACGGTAGCGACGATCACGTTGTCGGCCCCCGCTACCGCCTCAAATGCCGGGGTGACGATTACCCTAAGCGGCCAGAACGCTAAGGGTCAGGTTGTCCCGGGGGTCTACACCGGGACGCTGACCAGCGGCTCAAGCGTGGTCACGATCACGGGTCGTACCTCAGGCGACGTGGACCTGTACTGCGCTATCGCAGGAACGGGCATTCCGGCTGGTGCATACGTCACCGCTGTCACCTACAGTAGCATCACGCTAACCAACGCCTACACCGGTACGACAGGCACGCGCAACGGCTGCACCGACCTACCGCGCTACTACGCGCCCTACGTCTACTTCCGCAACTGCTCGTTCGGGTACGCGATGCGGCCAGGCGGTTCGCACGCCATTGGGTTGTATACGTGGGCTACGCAGAACATGGTGATCGAGGACTGCGTCTTCCACCACAATGGTTGGATTGGCGCAAACCGCGACTCATTCTTCAAAGTGCAGATGTCTGCCAACGCTACGACGAGCGGGTCGTTCACGTTCAGCACGTCATGGGTAGGCGCGTCATACACCGGCACTGTCACTGGCACGATCACGAGTGGTAGCAATGTCATTGCGAACTGCGTGTGGGCCTCGGGTCAGCCGATAAACGACTCCCCTGGAGGGCTGACGAACATCACTGGTACAGGTATTCCGGGCGGAACGACTTTGACCATCGAGCCAGGTGCAAACGCTGATATCTACAAGCACAACATCTACCTTGGCACGATGAACACAGGTACGATTGTTCGGCGCAATGTGTCGTGTCAAGGCTCGTCGCACAGCCTCCAGCAGCGCGGGGGCGGAATCTGCACCGACAACGTATTCCTGAGCAACCCCATCACCTCGCTGGGCGGCGGCGACCACTACAGCTTTGCCACCCCGGACGGCGTGCCGTACAAGTTCTCGCGCAACATCATCTGCGGGTCTTCCCCGATTTCATCGTCAGGGGGTGCCCGGGGGTTCGGATGGAACATGATTAACGGCCAATCTGGCGCGCTGACATTCTCGGGGGGTCGCCTCGTGAGCGGGGGCGAGGCGTTCAACAACATCGTCTGCAATCTAGGTCCATTTGTCAGTAGCCCGTACAATATCTACCCCGTCTACGCCGACGCATCATTCAACCAGCCAACCGTCCTTAACTGGCACGACAACTACCAGTACGCTTGGGGTGACACGTCGAGCAACGGCGGCGGTGCATCAGGCGGCGTGACGTTGCAGCAGTATCTCAAGAGTGCCGGTGAACCCTATCCAGCACAGATCACCGGATCGCGGGTAAACAACGTATGGGATCAGGAAGCCCTCGGAGCTGCTGCCTTCGGTCCAGATGCGTACTCCGGAGCGTTCACTGGCAGCGGGAACACCGCTGCGTCTGGCGCAAGCTGGCCCGCTCCTACACGCAGCGGAACAACCTACGCTATTTCACTGGGGTATGCGTCAGAGAGCGACATGATGGATGCCGCGCTCAGCACACCTCTGGCCCCCTGGGCGAAGAACATCGGCGACTACATCCGGGCGGGGTTTAACCAGTGAACAACGAACACGACACCAACATGGCGATGCTCAAGCTGCTGGTTGCGTGGGTGGGCACCTTCATCGGGGGGGTCAGCCTCTCGGGCCTGGTACTGGGCGCGACGCTGATTTTCACCCTGCTCCAGATTTTCGTGATCGTACGCAAAATCTGGCAGGGTCAGGCGTGATTACCAGCATCCAGCAGCAACTGTTGCGCGACGAGGACGAGGTGCTCCACGTCTACAAGGACAGCCTCGGGTACTGGACCATCGGCGTGGGCCACATGGTCGATGAGCGCAAGGGCGGGGCGATCCCAAAGCAAATCTCGGATATGCTGCTGAACTACGATATTGCCGAGGTGACTACGCAGTTGACCGGCCGGGTGCCGTTCTTCACACGCCTGGACGATGTCCGCAGGGGTGTCCTGGTCAACATGGCATTCCAGCTCGGCATCGCAGGCTTGCTGGGGTTCTCGCGCACGCTCAGCCTGATCGAAGCCGGGCAGTACGGCCCCGCGTCCGAAGCCATGCTGCAAAGCCTGTGGGCCAAGCAGACACCTGACCGCGCCGCGCGGTTATCGAAGCAGATGGAGACAGGCGTATGGCAATAGACCCCCTCACCGCAGGGATTGATCTTGCGACCACCGTCATCAGCAAGCTCTGGCCAGACAAGACCGCACAGGAGCAAGCCCAGCTCGCCGCCGCCGTAGGCATCGTCCAGGGGCAACTCGCTGTCAACCAGGCGGAAGCAGCCAACCCCAGCGCCTTCACCAGCGGCTGGCGACCAGGGATTGGTTGGGTATGCGCCATTGCGCTCGCCACCCAGTACATCGCGCGGCCGATGCTCGCGTGGTACGGCATCGTCAGCGGGCACCCGCTTCCTGCGCTTCCCGGCATCGATGACAACCTATGGCAACTCATGCTCGGGATGCTCGGCTTGGGGGGCTTACGCACCTTCGAGAAGGTGAAGGGCGTCGCGTGAGGCTAGTCCTAGTCGAGTGGGAAGACGCCGCGGTCATTGACGACTTGACGTGGGGCGCAAAACGCCCCCTGCCCCCGCGAAAGCCGAAATGAACCTGCTGATCCTGGATGTAGAGCATAGCCCAAACCAAGTTGACGCATGGGGCCTACGGGACCAGAACATCGGCATCAACCAGATCAGGAAGCCCGGCGCGATGCTGTGCTTCGGCGCTAAGTGGCATGGCACCCCCGAGGATGAGGTGATCTTCGACTCGGTGCACCAGTCGACACGCAAACGCATGGTGAACCATCTGCACGCGCTGTTCACCGATGCCGATGTGATCCTCGGGTACAACTCGACTAGCTACGACACCAAGGTCGTGAACCGCGAGTTCATCCTGCAAGGCTTACGCCCACCTGCGCCCTACAAGCAGGTCGACCTGCTGCGCGCCATGCGCCAGAACTTCCGATTCGCGTCGAACAAGCTCGACTTTGTCGCGCAGCAGCTCGGCCTCGGGGCCAAGACCGCCCACATGGGCCACACGCTGTGGTCGCTCTGTGAAGCCGGTGACCCGGCCGCCTGGGCGCTGATGAAGAAGTACAACATCCAGGACGTGCTGCTCACCGAGAAGCTGTACGACCGGGTGCTGCCGTGGGTTAAGAATCACCCGTCGCACGGGTCCATCGACGAGGCCAAGAAGTGCTGCCCAAGCTGCGGCAGCTTCAAGCTGCAACGCCGCGGGTACGCGCGCACCGTAGCTAATAAGTACGTCAGGTTTCAGTGCATGGGCTGCGGCACCTGGAGCCGCGAGGCATTCACCGAGAATACGCGGCACGACCGTGAAGACATCATCCGCCAAGCATGACCAAAGACCAGAAGCTCGCCCTATTTGCACAGGTTAACGCAAACTACCCTGCGCTTCGGGAAACCCTGACTGAGCAGCGGGCCGAAGCCCTCAAGTACCTGATCGGTGCTGGCGACCTAGTCGCCGTGCACCGGGCACAGGGTAGGGTGGCCGTACTCGACGAGTTCATCGAGATGTTAGCTAGCGCGCACAAGCACCTTCACAAATAAGTTAGCGCTCACTTGCACTAGCTAATATTCTGTGTTAGATTCCAATCATAGAAGCTAACCGAACAGCCCTAACCGGCATCGGAGACCCAAACATGTCACTTCCCAAGCGCGTTCAAGCAGACCTTCAAGCGGCCGAAGCCCTCGAAGCCAAAATGCTGGAGCAGCGCAGCCAA